GCTTTTTTTGGAATCACTATAAATACAATCTGGATACTTTTCTCTCCATTCAGGAATAAAACAAATATTCTTATGAGAAATGTATTTGATTGCTTTTTTTATTTTCTTATTATCAGAATCTTCTTTTTCCCAAACATTTGCGTCTTTAACGTATAAGGAATCCCTTTTTGGATCATTACAATGTACGGGGCGCATATTTTCTGCTAACGCATTCAGATTCTTAATAATAAGCTTAGACATTCCATTGACAAACCCTAATTCTCCAATGCTTTCTATGTCACACATTTGGATTTTGATGGAATCTACGAAATCCATTATATTCATTGCATCTTTACAAGTTTCGTTTAAGAAAAACTGAAGATTAAACGTTTTGTTATGAGAATTATTATTAATATTTGTATTATTAATATTTGTTGCGCTATTTTTTAGTACTTCAATAACATTTTTTTGTAATTCATTATTTTGTGTAATTAATTCTAAATTTTTGTTATTTTGTTCAAGTAATAAATCTTTAAATTCTTGGTTTTGTTTTATAATATTTAAAATTAATTCTGGACTAATATTATTTTCAAATTCCATTATATTTTCTTCCATTATATTTTCTGTAATTATATTTGATTTATTTTTAAAATTACACATTTTTTTATGGTTCCATAAACTAGATTGATGTTTATACGACCTATTACAGTCACATATATATATGGCGTTTTTTGGCGTTTTTTCTATAGCATTTGTTCGTTTAATATGTTTTGATGTTAAAATATGTCTATTCCATTCGCTATTTTTACAGCAACTAAAGTCACAAACTTCACAATTAAATTCTTCCGCGTTTTTTGGCGCTAAATACTTCGTCATTTATAGTATATATTACTAAATAAAATAATTCCTAAATACTTTTTAAATAATAAAATAAAAAATTATGCTAACGATTTGGAAAAATTATAAAAAGTCGTGAGACCTTAATTTTTCATTATGCAGCAAAAACACACTTTTCCCAAAAGTCTTAAGCCACTTTCTAAAAATGGACATTTATAAATGTCCAAAATCAATTCGTCCATTGACTTTCCCAGACACTTTTCTTCACTTTTTAGAATATATATTGGAAAAGTAACTTAAAGAATCTAATATAGTTTTTATACAAGTAAAATAAAGAAAAAATAAAGAAAAAATAATTAAATATCATAATTATACTATAAATACAAATACAAATACAAAATATAATATCTATCTACTAATCTATTTTTTTGGTTCTCCTTTTTTAATCTTCAATCTTGTATTGTATTCTTCAATTGCTTTGTAAGCTCCATATACTCGGATTTGTGGACATTCGTCAAATGATGGATTAACTTGACAAGGTACAAATCTTTGCTCAGCTTCTCCCCATCTATAACGAGGCACGTCTTTAAAATCTGGACGAATCTTTTGAGTTCGACGACTAATATAAAACTTGATTTGTTTTCGCAAATATTTTGCATTATACTCTTGATAACATCTGTTTCCTTTTAAATATCCAACGAACTCTGGCTCTCTAAGTTGAACTATACTATTTAGTACAAACCCAACTTGTGGTTTCGTCCAGCTGTCAAGTAGACCCATAATATAAGAAGTATTTTCAATGACCCATCTGTCGAAAAACTCGAATCTAACCAAAACTCTTTGTTCTGCTACTACAGTAGAAAAATCTCCAATAAGTCTTTGAAGTTCAATAGGTAGGAAGTCAATACAAACTAAAAGTTTGTGTTCTTGAAGAATCTCATTAGCTTCTATTAATTTTTTATTTTCTTTTCTTAATTCCTCTTTGATTCTTCTTTTCTCGTTCTGAGAACACTCTGGGTAGTAAACTTGTAAGTGACTCATTGTAAATATTAGTGATTTTTAAAAGTGTTGAAAATAAATAAAATATATAAAGTGTCTTAAAAGCAAATAATGATTTTCATTTATAAATTCATAAAAAAATATAAAAATATTTTATATTTTTTTGACATATGAAAGAATTTTCTTTGGCTTATGAAAGAATTTTCTTTGGCTTATGAAAGAATTTTCTTTGGCTAAAGAGTCGTATCTTCAAACGATTTTTCAGTTTAAAATATAATTGAAATACATTTAAATTATTATCATTTAAATAATTTAAATAATTATGGAAGAATATAATCATAAAATAACTGAAGATACAAATATACAACTAAATGATATTGGTTTTAAAAATTTAGTTCTTAAACACAGTAAAATAGCGCAAAATCAAGGTATTGGATTTTTAACAACATTAAAAACATATGAAATGTATCATGAACCATTAAAAAAATTCTTTATTGACAAATATGGAAAATCTCCTACCAAATGTGATAATTTAACATTTATATTATTATTAACATATCCAGAAAAAAAAATAAATGAATTTACATCAGTAGAAGATTTAAAATTAGCATTTAATAATTCATCAGCAGTTAGTGATTTTGATTCTAAAGGTTGGCGTTGCGGAAAAGAAACATGCATATGTAATGAACCTATAGAAAATATACATAGATTTTGTAATAAATACTCAGGTATTACAATTAATGTTGGTTGTATTTGTAATCTCAAATATGGTCTTATAAATAAAAACGACCCTAATTATAAATCTAACTGTAAAAAAATTAAAGAGCATAAAGAACACGAAAAAGAAAGAGATGAAGGAAAACCTGAAGGATTTTATGAAAATGAAAGAGCTATGAAAAAACTTGAAAAAGAAGAGGAGATGAAAAGAAAAGAAAGAGAAAAAGAAATGAAAAAAATGGAAAAGGAGATAAATAGATTAAATAAAACTTATGGGACAAACGTATGTGTATCAAGAAAATGTGTACTTTGTGAAAAATGTATAATATATAATACACAAGATTGTGATGTTCAAATTTGTTCAAAATGTTCTAAAAATGAAGAAAAAAAGATAAAAATAAATACTAATAAAAAAATAAAAATTATTAAAATAGAAGATTGTTTATGTTGTGATAAAAAAAGTTATAATATAACAAATGATTTATGTAAAGAATGTCATAAAATATGTAAATTAAATAAATGTGAAATGTGTCCAGAAATATTTATAAGTGAAATAATTTCAAACGATTTATATTGTCCTTGTTGCGATGAAAATATAACTAAATGTATTGATTGTAAAATTGTTGCTGTTTTACAAAATAAAAATATGCGATGTTATAAGTGTGATTATAAATTTATTTGTAAAATAACAACAAAAAATTGCATACATTGCGATTATAAATTTGATGTAAATGAAGAAAATAAATGGCGAACTTATTGTAATGCTTGTTGTAAAAAAAAATATCATAAAAAAAATATTATAAAAAAATGTTCTTTTTGTAATGATGATTTTGATGTAGATGAAAAATATAAAAATAATATATTTTGTAAACCGTGTTATTATAAAAATAGAATTAAATATTAACTATTAAATATTTTTAAACTTATTTTTTATTAACTAAGTAGCATACATTAATCCAGCGTTACCACCAATAAATGTGACAATATTTATTCTTTCTTCAAAAAGTACAAAATTATAATTATAATCGTAAATTCTAAATGTTGGTTTATTAATACCAATAATATCACCTGTATCAGGGTCACAAATTGTTAAAACTTGGGCCAAAGGATCCAACTGTGGAATAACTGTGGTAAACTCAAACTCTATCTGATTAAAACGATTCATATTTATCGCACCTGATGGCTGTAAATTATAAGGTGATGTATCCAAACAAAAATTATAACAATATAATCCTTCGGGAGCATTTCCTGGCGTTCTTGTGTATTTTTCAATAAAATTATAAACACCTGCTGGCTGAATGTTCTCTCTATATTGGCCGTCCAAAAGGATTCCAAGACCAACTAAAATAGGTTTAATATTCTGCATACTATAGTCTCCTGTAATCATTAGACCACTTAAAGTTCCATCCGGATTTAATCCTGGACCAAATGTGCCAGGTGGCGGATTAGGATTTGTATAACTGCCTGCCGTAGGAGCCAATTGTAAATCATTTGGTATATAATTATAAGGCCAATTTGTGTAGTTAGACCATTCATTTCTTAAATTAGCATCACTTCGCTGTAAATACCACATCCAACTTGAGACTAAACCTAATGATTCTAGTTGAATCTTGTTTGCTCCTGTTACATTATAGAAAATATTCTCATGAACTTGTTTGAATAAGTAATTTTGACTGTTTTTAGCAAACAACTTTACTTCATCATTAGAGAGAAAAGCATAAGTACAATTTAAATTTATATCAGAATTCCAAATTGTTCTTGTATCAACATATGATGTTGGACCTAACTCAATATCAGGTGGAGGTTGAAGAAAACGATAAAATTGTTGGTAATATTGATTAAAATTGGGCTGTATATATGGGAAATTATTTGTGTAATCAAATACGTCACGAATTCTGAATAATTCATTGATTGGTCTAAAGGTAACTGTTATTTGTAATTCATTATATTGTAAGGCCACTAAAGGAAACGCTTGTTGAGTTTTTAATCCAAACCACGAATTTAATGGTATATAAATTATTCTGCCACGTATTGAGGGTTCAGCTCCGGCTGGGTTGGTTGTATAATAAGCATTTGGATATGCGTTTACACGAGTTCCCGCATTTGCTGGGTCATTAAGCTCTGGTACATTTCCAGACATTTGGTCGAATAAAGCTTTCTTATCTGTGCTAAAGTCTCTCTGGACTGACGATAAAAGATATTGCCCCGAGTATTGTTGGAGTGTTTGATTACCACAAGTGATTAATATTTGGCTTACCATTTGTGCTCCAATATTGTCAATCCATTTAAAATCATATCCAACCCAAGGAGTGTATCCTGGGGTACCATCTGGGTTTGTTATTTCTTGGGGCGGCATTATAGGAGACCATATGTTCGGAAGCTCTACGCTTAAATAACAGTCCATAAGCAAATCAGCATAGCGTTTCACTTTAAATGTAAACGTAGATTCTTCATTTAATCTTAGCGTTTTAGCTCCTTCAAAATCAAGACGAAATTTCTGGAGACCAAAGTTTGTATACTTTTGATAAACTGCCTTGTAAAAGGTCTTGCTAGGATTACCGTTTAATATTATATTTTGTTGGCCCTCTGAGACCAAATTCATTAATCCTCCTGCCATATAATTAATATATATAGTTATTTAATTTTAAATCAATTATAACCATCATAATATAATTTGATTATTTCTAATAATTTCGTATTTTCCTCTTTTTTAATTCTTTCAATTTGTTTTTCTATTTCTTCTTTTAAAATAGGCAAACGCATATAAATCATAGGATTAACGGAGATATTTTTAGTATTATTATATTTATCTGGATTAAACCTAATAATCATCAAATATATTTTTATTTAAATAAAAAATTGAATTACTTTTTTAAAATAATAAAGATAACATACTTTACTAAAATATAACTTGTCAAAAATGAATGGAATTGAATTATTCGAAAAAATTAAAGAAGGTTCTACTTTTGCAGAACTTTTACAATCTGTAAATGGAAAAACAAAGGCAGAAACACAATCTAAAAGAGGTAATATATTTGAAAAGGTATGGGATATTATCATTAAATTTGGATTTTTGTCCATTTTGCCGAATGATATTTATGACCATTATGAAGGAAATATTAATACTTGTAAATTAAAAAAAGTGGTTAATTTAGAAATTTATTTACGATGTATATCTGTATTTAGCAAAGGAAAAGGAGGTTCAAGCGATATTACTTTACAAAATAAAAATAATGGTAAATGGATTTTTATGTCTTCCAAGTTTTATTTAGATGATAGTAAGAAATCTATTGATGATTATGATGTTGAGAAAATTTTAGCAATTGTAAAACAACACTCGCATAAATATAAAGATTGTGATATTTATCTTGCCGTAAATAATAAACAAAAAGTATTGGATATTATTAATTCAAGTCAAGCAACAAACAATTACATAACAGAAAATATTCACCACATTTTAGATTTAGAAGATTTAGAATTGTGTTTTCAACATCTAAAACATACAATACAAGACATTACTATTGATGAAGTAAATTCTAAATTTTGTAATGAAAAAATCCCATTAGAATTACGATTTCATCAAGAATTAATTACATATAAACAAATGGAAAGAATTTATGAAGGAGAAAAGGAATTGTTATTAGGAGCAAAAGCAAGGTCTGGAAAAACTTATTGTGTTGGAGGACTAATTATTAAATATTATAAAAAATTCGGAACAATAAATGTATTAATAATCACACCAGCACCAACAGAAACATTATCTCAATTCACAGATGATTTATTTCATAAATTTATAGATTTTAATGGAATAAATATTGTTGAAATTAAAAAAGGAACTGATTTTGAAACGATGGTTCTTCAAGGAAATAATATTATTATTGTAAGCAAACAATTATTAGATGATTATGTATGTGAAAAAAAAGTTGAAGCGATACAACAACTCAATTTAGATTTTATTGTGTTTGATGAGAACCATTTTCACGGAACAACATTAATGTCTAAAAATATTTTACAATCATACTCATCGCCAAAAACGATTAAATTATATTTAACCGCAACATATGCGAAACCTTTAAGTGAATGGAATATTCCAACAGATTGTCAGTTTTATTGGGATATTGAAGACGAACAATTATGTAAAAAAAGAGACATTCAAGGTTTAGTAGATAAGCATGGAGAAGATGTATTATTGTTCTTAACCAAAGAAAATAAAGAACAATTATTAAAAATTTATGATAGAATGCCTGATTTACATATTCTTACAAATATGATGGATAGAAAAAGGTTTGAAGTAATCAAAGAACAAATTAAAGATACTTCGTATGGATTTTCAAATGGTGCACTTTTAAGTGGAAATTTTCCAAATGAAGTTGATACGATGTTGAGATATATTACTGGAAGTAATAAGGAACAAGATTACCCTAAAAAAGATTTATCTATATTTGGAAGAATAAAACGAATTGCTATTGAAAAGAATAGCAGAACACGATTGAATAATGGAGATTTTACAAGTCAATTATGGTTCGTACCTTTTGGGATAAATATGACAATTAATAAAGTAAGCGAACATTTGAAAGATAGAATGGGGAAAAATAGTATCCTTAAAAATTATGAAATAAAAATTGTGAATTCTAAAAAAGAGTATAAATTGAAAGACATCAAAGAAGAAATAAAAAATTGGGAATTGAAAGCAAAAGAAGAAGGAAAAGATGGGTTGATTTTATTAGCAGGAAATCAATTAACTTTGGGAATTACATTACCATTTGTAGATGTAGTATTTCTGTTTAATGATATTGTTTCAAGTGATAAGATTATCCAAATGATGTATCGTTGTATGACTGAAAGTATCAATAATAGTGATAATGATAAAATAAATAATGGAATTAAAAAAATGGGGTTTGTTGTTGATTTGAATATTTCCAGAGTTCTAAATACTTGTTTGGATTATAATGTGTATAAAAAAGATTTGAATGTAGAGCAGAAAATAACATATCTGGTAGAAAATAATTTGATAAATATTGATAGTGATTTATTTCAAGGAAAAGAGAACAAGACAAAATTAGTTGAAAAACTCTTACATATTTGGAAAGCAGACCCTATACATAACTTAAAAATATTGTTGAAAAAGATTGAAGAAAGTATTATTGATATGGATACAAAAGACCAAAAAATGATGAACCAGTATTTTACCAGTTCTATTGGTGATGAGAAAGTAAATTTAAAAGTTCAGTTTGACGAAGAAAGCGAAGAAGCATTACCAACTGGAAAAGAAATAATAAAACAAGATGGAGGAGATAAAGATACAGAAGATACAGAAGATAATAAAGATATTGATATTTCCCTTACCAAAGATGTATTACCATTTATTATTCCGTTGATTTGTATTTTGACTATGAATACAGAACACAAAGATATTTTAGAAATGTTAAATGTGATTAAGACCAGTCCATCATTATTGAGTGTATTTCAAGACCAGTCGTTTATCTGGTGGAATAAACCAGATATTATAAAATTGATTGAAGCAATTGTAGGAAAATATATTAGAAAGAACTCTTGTATATATAATATATCAATACAATTTAAGATGTCTTTACAAAGTTTAATAGATAAACCAAAAGAATTGTTGGAACTAATTGATAGTTGTTTGAAACCAAAGCAAAAAGAGAAGCAAGAAAATGGCGAAGTATTTACTCCTATGTGTTTAGTATTTGAAATGTTGGATAATTTAGATAAACATTATATTAAAGAACACGGAAGAAGTATATTTACTGAACCAAGTTTCAAATGGTTTGACCCAGCGTCTGGTATGGGTAATTTTCCAGTAGCGGTTTATTTGAAACTGATGGAAGGATTAAAAACTCAAATTCCAAATGACGAAGACCGCAAGAAACATATCATAGAAAATATGTTGTATATGAGCGAATTAAATAAGAAAAATGTGTTTATTAGTCATCAAATATTCAATATGAATAATCAGTACAAGTTAAACCTTTACGAAGGAGATACATTAGAACTTGATATAGTAAGTGTCTGGGGATTAGAACACAATAGTTTTGATGTGATTTTAGGAAATCCGCCATACAACAAAGGAGGTATTCGTTCTCATACTGGAAAACAATTAGGAGAAAAAAATGAAACCATCTGGACGAAGTTTATTGAAAAATCGTTCGCACAAGGCTCGGCAGAGACTGCCTTTGAATGGTTGAAACCAGATGGGTTTTTAGTATTTATTAATCCGTTGAGTTGGTTGAAGAAAAGTCATTCACTACATAACGAGATGTTGGAGAAACATATTGTTTGGTTGAAATTGTGGGATAATTCGCAATCAAAAGGAATGATAAATGCCGACATTCCTATTTCATTATATATATTACAAAATACACTTAACACAACAAATAAAAAGACCGAAATTACGTCAATTTTAAAACGGCGCAGTTTAACAACAACATCAACCGAATATCTCAATCCAAAATATTCCATTCCATTAGCATTCCATAGCATATTTAATAAACTCGTTGGTTTTATTGAAACGAGAAATCTACAATTGGAATACAAAACCAAAACCATAAAATCATCTGGAACAAAGGCAAAAGTACCAACTGAATATTCATTAGAAGATATGTGGGCGGTTGATACATATACCATCAAGGAAGGATTAATGGTAAAAAAAACAACCGAACAACACCCAGACGCAAATAAACGCAAACTTATTATTTCAAACAAAGCAAGTTTTACTGGGGCGTTTATTGATGATGGAAAATTGGGTTTGACTGGAAATCACAAGTTTTATATTTTGGGTGATAATTTAGAACTTGTGAAGAAAATGTTGGATTTTAAAATTATTAATATCATAGGGCATTACACAAAATACGGACAAGACTTTTTAGATAATGAAGCATTCAAATATCTTCCAGACATTCGTAAGTTAGGTATAACCGATATAACAGAAGACGAGTTTTACAAGTTGATAGGATTGACACGTCAAGAAATCAACCAAATAAAAAATCCTTCGTCAAATGAAGTGGTTGATGAGGAAGACGAAGTAATAGAAATTGAAGTAAAACCAAAGGTAAAAAAATTGAGAATTGTAAAACCTAAAAAGAAATTATTAATTATTGAGGATAATGATGATGACGCATAAGTAATTTATAATTTTATTTTAAATTGTTCTCATATTAAATTATTACCATATAAAATGAATATAAAATGAATATAAAATGAATATAAAATGAATATAAAATGAATATAAAATGAATATAAAATGAATATAAAATGAATATAAAATGAATATAAAATTTATAATTTTTTTATTTATAGAGTAATTCCATTATATAAAAGTATTTTTTATTTTAAAAATAATATAATATATTAAAGTATGTCTGAAACAACAACAAATCCATTAAATAATGCTTTAAGCGGTATAAAAAACATGAAAGAAGATTTTGTTTCTAATATAATTTTAGGATTTATTTTATTATTAGTTATTCTGATGATTGTATACATAATATATTTAACAAAGCTTCAAACTAAGGAATGCGATTACATGAACAATATTTATAGCACATTGAATGGAAATATTCGATCAATAAGCGCAAGTGACCCTGATTGTGCTTATAATTTAAATGAATATTATGTTAAGACTGCATATAATGCTTGTTCGGGCGGTTCATATAAAAACGATGTCGTTAATATTTGTAACCTTAAAGCCGTTCTAAAGCAAGGCGTAAGAGGCTTGGATTTTGAAGTATATTCAATTGATAACAAGCCTGTTGTAGCTACTTCGACGGTTGACAATTTCTATATAAAAGAAACATATAATTCAGTAGATTTTAGTGAAGTTATGAGTACAATACAAAATTATGCTTTTTCTGGTAGCACAGCCCCTAATTTTACTGACCCAATAATTATTCACGTAAGGTTTATGTCTAACAACCAAAGTATGTATTCCAATTTAGCAAATATTTTTAAATCATATGATACATTATTGCTCGGAAAAGAATATAGTTATGAAACTTCAGGTCATAACGTTGGAGGAGAACCTTTATTAAATTTTATGAATAAAGTAATACTTATTTTTGATAGAACTAATACATCCTTTTTAGAAAATAAGGATTTAATGGAGTACGTGAATATGACAAGTAACTCTATATTTATGAGAGCATATAGTTATTATGATGTTAAAAACAATCCGGATTTAGAAGAATTGAGAGAATACAATAAAAGAAATATGACAATTGTTTTTCCAGATAGTGGGTCTAATCCAGCAAATCCAAACGGAATTTTATCAAGAGACGCAGGATGTCAAATGGTAGCAATGCGTTATCAATTAGTAGATAATTATTTATTACAAAATACAGTATTTTTTGACAATTGTAGTTATGCTTTTTGTTTGAAACCAGAAAATTTAAGATATAAGCCAGTAACAATTCCTGAAGCAACTCAACAAGACCCAGCATTATCATATGCTACACGAAATGTCACAACTGATTTTTATAGTTTTGATGTTTAAACATTTAATAATATTAATAATAAATACTTAAAAATGTAATATATATTATTAGTAAATGGGATTATTTTATTCAAAACCTAAATTAGAAGAAATAAAAGCTGAAGAAATTCAGAGTACGGAAGAGCTTAAAACTGTGGAAGAAGTACTAGTTGTAGAAGAACCTGAAACGACTGAAGAAGTACTTAGAGAATCTATAGAAGAATCTAAGTCTACAGATGAAACTAAAAAAAGAAGAAGGTCAAAAAGAAATAAAAAAGCAGTAGTTTAATTTTCTACAAACTTTATACTACTTATAATATTTATATAAAATACTTAAATAAATATTAAATAATATTTTAAATGGGTTTAACTCAATCAAAAAGAAAAGGTATAAATTATGACTGTATAATCTGTAGACAATCAAAAGAAGTTCCAAATTTACTAGGAAAATTTGTTGTAGTTAATGAAACTGAATATCAATGTAATTCTTGTAATACTATTTTTAAAAAGGAATTTTGTCAGATATGTCAAAAATCTAAAAGAATACCTAATTTAGCTGGAAGTTTTTTTGAAATAAAAAATGAATATAATTGTAATTGTAAAAATATTTAATTGTAATTAAAATAGATAATTTTATAATATTAATAAATAAATATTTATATTATATATGAAGCAAAAAAAAATTTGTAAGGACCTATCTTTTGAAGATTGTGAATTAACCATTTTACGTATGGCTGCGGATAAAGCAGAAGAAAAAATTGGTAAGCGTATAGTTAATTCAGAAGAAGTTAAACAAATTGTAATAATTCTTGAAAATTTTATTAAAAAAAAAAATCTTATAGTATATGGTGGATTAGCAATTAACAATATTTTACCAAAAGAAGACCAGTTTTATGATAAGGATGTCGAAATTCCAGATTATGATTTTTTTACAACAAACGCATTAGAAGATGCCAAGGAATTATCTGATGTTTATTTTAAAGAAGGATTTACAGATGTCGAAGCTAAATCAGGTCAGCATCATGGAACATTTAAAGTTTATGTAAATTATATGCCAATTGCGGATTTAACTAATATTCCAAAGGAAATTTTCAATGCTTTAAAAAAGGATTCGCTACGCATAGCAGGTATATTATATGCTCCTCCAAATTTTTTAAGAATGTCCATGTACTTAGAATTGAGTAGACCAGCAGGAGATACAAGTCGTTGGGAAAAGGTCTTAAAAAGATTAACTATTTTAAATAAACATTATCCATTAGCTTCAGTAAACTGTAATGATATTGATTTTCAAAGAGAAATGGAAGACCCTTCAAATGAAGATGAGATTTATGAAACAGTTCAAAATACGCTTGTCAATCAAAGCGTAATTTTTTTCGGAGGTTATGCTATTTCTCTCTATTCTGAATATATGCCTCAGAATTTACAAAAACGCTTTGATAAAATAGCGGATTTTGATGTATTATCAAATGACCCAGAAACAACAGCTGAAATTATTAAAGAACGTTTAAAAGATATTAATATTAAAAATGTTAAAATTATCAAAAGAACTGCTGTTGGTGAAATTGTTCCAGAACATTATGAAATTAAAGTAGGAAATGATTCGATTGTTTTTATATATAAACCAATTGGATGTCATAGTTATAATATAATTAAACATAAAGGTCAAACTGTTAAGATAGCAACTATTGATACTATGTTAAGTTTCTATTTAGCATTTTTATATACTAATAGACCTTATTATACAGAGTTTTCTGATAGAATTTTATGTATGGCTAAGTTTTTATTTGAAGTACAACAAAAAAATAGATTAGAACAAAAAGGAGTGTTAAGACGATTCAGTATTTCGTGTTACGGGCATCAAGATTCTATTGAAGAGTTAAGAGCTGAAAAAGCTGAAAAATTTAAAGTATTAAAAAATAAAAAGGGTACAAAGGAATATGACGAATGGTTTTTAAATTATCGACCTGAGGATAAGTTTGAAAAAAAAGATATAAAAAATACAAAATTATTAAAACAAGTAAAAACTATTAAAAATGTGAAAAATATAAAACCGAAAAAAAAGAACTACACCTTTAATTTTTGGGGAAAAAATAAAACTCGTAAAACGCGTAAAAACAAAAAATAAACAAAAAATAAATATATTAATATTTGATATCTAAATACAATAACTTTGTAATAAAATTACATATGTCTCATATGTTATTTTTGTCAATATTTTATATATTGTATAATCTTTTATTTTATTGGGAGTATATTTTTTTATTAAAAATACTAAATATATAAAATAAATCAATATTTTTTCAACTACTATTTTTAAAAAAATGCGTGTTCTATTAAAAATCGTCCATTCATTAACATAACTACACATATCTGTATTTGTTTGTTTAATAAAAAAATTATGAATATCTAATAAACCACTTAAAACTCTATGAAAATTTGTTTTTTCATTTTTAATATTTATTAAATATTTTATTTTATCATATCCAAATAAATCTAAATGTAATATTTTTCTATCATTTCTAATTTTAAATATATATGGATTTATACCATCAATATATTTATTTTCAAATAATATTTTTCCATCCATAAAAAATGGAATATAACTAGATTTTATTATTGTATTTATTATTTCTTCTTTATTTTTATAAGTGCATTTTATTTTACTTTTTCTTTTTTTAATATTAGTATATGTAATATATAATTTATTATTTACTTTACTACAAATATCATCCGGAATTTTATTTTCTAATATTGAACGAAGAATTGGACTAATATTTAAATTATGTTTATTTTTTAATTGATCGAAAATAATACTATAAAAACTTTCTGATATATCTAAGCAATCAATTATATATATAAAAGCAACAATAGAACCTATACTACATCCGGATATTCTACATATTTTAATATAATTTCTTTTTTCCATTTCTTTTAAAAAATATAAGGCTCCAACTAAATAACTACCATTGAAAATACCACCATCTAATACTAAATCCAGTTTTATAGGATTTTTACTATTTTTTAATTCATCTGGTAAATTTCCAATAAATTTTTCAACATATTGATTTATCATATCTATATACACTTTCTTTATTTCATTATAAAAAAGTTCTAACGAAATAAAAACAAAAATAAACTTTATATAAATTAAAATTTGCCAAAATGTGTTGTTATCCTATTTAACATATAAAATAATAATCCAAAAAGAATACTTGTAAATAAAAATCCATTAATATTTAAATTACCATCAACTGAAAAAAGAATAGGAAAATAAGTAAATAAATTTTTTCTAAAAAAAGGCAATTGAAATAAAAAATATAAAACTGCTAATAATAAAGGTGTTTGGATTTCGCTATACATTTCATCAAGCGAATCCGAATTTTGAGAATTTTTATTATAATTATTTATCATATCTTCATTTGTTTCATAATTTTTAATATAATCTGGTTGTGCATCAATTTGTGGAACATAGTTTGGTTGTACGTATGGGTCTGTTGTAATCCCACTTGTGCTCATAGAAATATCTCTTGATGGTAATTGTGTAGCACCTGTAATACTTGCTTGTTGAAGTCCATTTACAATTTGACTTATAGTAGTTTGGTCTAAACTTATTCCAGCATTATTAACTTGTTTACCAATTTCACTAGAGCTTATAGATATATTATTACTAATATTACCTCCTCCAGCTGGGTCAGTTGGCAAATCTAAAATATTAGTTGAATCACTCATAATTATTATAAAGAATGATTGTCTATAGTATTTACGCAAAATTAATTATTTTTTTATCTGCACTACATTTTGTTGATTCGCCTACATATGTGTAACATTTATTATTAAACTTATGTATTTTATCTTGTATTTGGTCTAAATGAGGAGCATTAAAAATTAAACATTGCTTATCTTTACAAACTGTTCTAAATAAAGAAGCTAAACCAAAACCTAGTAAAATAGACATAAGATATTTTCCTGTTTCAGTATGGACGAATTTTCCTAGATGCATTGTTAATATAATAAAATATTAATATAAAATTAATATTTTATTGTTTATAATCTTTAAGATGCTTGTATTGGTATACTTGTTATTTTTGATTCATCTGATGGGCAACTAACCTCAACTTGTCTAAAATTAAAGCAATTATCAGCATTATCCTTAAATAAAACCTTATCTATATTTTCAGGTGATGGGTATATTAAGATTTTTTTCATTGTAGGCCCTAAAACATAAACAAAAAATAATCCTATAGCAAAACTAATTATAAATACTGGAAATGATATGTAGTTAAGTAACATTTATAAATAATATATATATTAAAATAATATTTTTAGTTCTTAATATTTTTAATATTAAAATATATCTAACGTATTACTAATTGAGACCTAATAGGATATAATTTTTCATATACTTTTTCTTCAAGCCTACCCTTGAACCAGCCGTCTGCTTGTTGCTGAGTTATATTGGTTTGCCCAATTTTGCTTACATCCTTTAGATAGTCAATCATTAAGCCTTTATTAGCACTAATTACTTCATTGTATAATTCATTACCAAAATCATATGAACCATCTTCTATTTTTCTAGGTGGAAATATAATATTTCTTGGATATATAAATTTAAGGGGTTTCCTTTCTTTATTATTTATAGCATATGCGTCCATTGATTCTTGTAACCATGCGGGGTCTTTAGATAATACCTCTTTATGTTTGGGTGAAAGTTTATTCCACGCTTTTTTATAGTCCTCATCTTCCCACGTAATTGACTTATCCGAATCAATTATTGGTATTTTTGAAGGTATAGCTATAGCCTCTTGAGCTTTTTCTTCACTTGATGTTCCTTCTTCAATGATTAATTTTCTAGTTTTAGTTTTTATTACCTTTTCTTTTTTCTTTTTAGTTTTTCCTTTAGATTCAATTATACCAAATACGTAGCTAACTACTTCAGATCTAAATGGGTCTTCCAAACTTTCTATTGTATTTTTTTTTTGAATTAAATGATATTCATTTGTATCTTCATCATATTCTACATTAGAGTACATATATTTTAGATTTCTAATTTTTTCTAGTTTACCAATATGAGGCGGATTTCCATTTTCGCTTGGTTTATTCATAAGTAAGTCAACATAATTATTTCTTATAGTATCTTCAAGTAATTGAATATTATCATCTATATTTGAGTCTTTGACATCTTGGCTTATATTTTTTATAATTATATAATATTCTGTTAATAATTCTTTTAATTCTTTTTTTTTATCTTCATTATCTGTTTTATTAATTAATAATTCTAAAAAGAAATTTTTTAAATCATATGTTTCATTTAATTCTGTTTTGTATTGTTCAAAAGTATTTATAGCTTGTTCGGTTGTAGTATAACCAAAAAGTAATTCATTTTTTTTCTGAATAATCATTTTTTTAGCTTCTTTGATACTATCATCTAGTGTTTTAATATTATTTTCTAATGAATTTACACTTCCTATTTTAAGTTTTATATTTAATTTACAAGGCTTTACTCTGTCACCACAAACTGCTAATAAAGATGTAAATTCCGTGTAATCATCATCATTAAATTTTCTAGAAAAGATTGTTCCAACAGGTCTTTTACAATTTATACATTTTTGTTTTAATTTTTGAAAATTACTTCTTTTTTCATTCCAACTTAATTTTTTATTAGTAATTATGTCTCGCTTTTCTTTATTATAGGATGTTTCATATAATGTCTTAAATTGATAATAATTATTTAATGCTTCATTGAATGATATCATTATATATATTATTTATTATTTATTATATATTATTTATTATTTATTATAATATTATTTATTATTTATTATTTATTATTTATTATTTATTATTTATTATTTATTATTTATTATTTATTATTTATTATAATTTTATTTTATTATTTATTATATCATATTCATTATCCCAACCGGGTAATCCACTAATTAATTCTTGATGAGCTGTTCTTTTAGCCTCTTGAAATGTTTTAACCTTTGACAATATATATTGTTGCTTTTCTTTATTTTTACTTTCTTTTTCTACTTGTGTTAGTCGACCTTTATATTTATAAAATAATATTGCTCCTAAAATTAACAAGAATCCTACAAATAATCCGATATTTATTAGTATATTATTATAATTACTTTTATATATATGACACTGTTTTAGTGTTTCATTTAAAAAATATTTAGTTCCAGGTTCTGTTAATCGTGGTTTTTCGAACTCATTTAAATCCATAATAAATACTTTTATTAAACTAAAAAATATTATACACAATATCTATATGGCTAATTCTTATATAAATATTGTTACTTTTATATTAACTACAGTATTTTATTATTTGGCACTAAAGCCTAGTTTATCATATGATGTTCTAATAGATGTTAAAAAATATGAAGAATATAGTAAAAATAACTATTTATATTTAGGTATTTATTTAGTACTAGCAATGTTAATTCAATTTGTTGTAAATGCTTCAGTTATTTCTACAACTTGCGGAGGAAGTATTTCTGAAAATATAGGGGCAGCTGGAATTTTAACATTTATTCCTTGGCTACTAATATTTGGAGTTATAATTATTATTTTATTAATTTATCCTGGATTTAAAAGCGCTTTTTCTGATGTAGTTGGGTATTTTTATATTTCTGGTTCAGCCACAAAAATTATAACTGAATTACTAGTAAATAGAGACGTAGAAAAAAAATTAACTGGTACAGAAACTAAGGAAGAAAAAGAGTCCTTAGAGGATGCGGCTGATGCTATTGTTAAAATTTGCGGTAATACATCTATATTAATAAATCAAATTGTTCCAGATAATTTTGAAAACTACTGGAAAATTTTAAATCCATTAATGAAACCACAATATAGAGATAATAATTCTCCAGAAACAAAAGATATAAGACAAGAATTATTTGATTTGGTTGTAACAAGAGATAATATTGGCGAGGCATTATGGTATATTTATACTGGTATTTTGTTAACATCAATCGTTCAACTTAAAATTACAACTAGAGGTTGTAATACTAATACTGCTACAATGGAAAAGAATTATAATGAATTTTTGGCAAAAGAAGCAGACGCAAAGACAAAAAAAGAAGAAACAGATAAAACTGTGTACACAATAACAAGTTAATTATTCTTGACAATCGTAACTTCCTTAGCTATTTTCTTAACTATTTTATCTGCTTTTTCATCATCATTATCCCCTGGACCTCCCATTGCTTCTACTACAATATGATTGTACTGATCGCTTTTTTTGGAATGACTATAAATACAATCTGGATACTTCTCTCTCCATTCAGGAATAAAACAAATATTCTTATGAGAAATGTATTTGATTGCTTTTTTAATTTTCTTATTATCAGAGTCTTCTTTTTCCCAAACATTTTTGTCTTTAACATATAAGGAATCCCTTTTTGGATCATTACAATGTACTGGTCTCATATTTTCATCTAAGGCTTTCAAATTCTTGATTATAAGCTTAGACATTCCATTGACAAACCCTAATTCTCCAATGCTTTCTATATCTGACATTTGAATTTTGATGGAATCAACAAAATCCATTATATTCATT